TATGATTTCATCGTAAGTGCCGGGGTCTGCGCTTTTGATAGCTTCAAGTGTGAATTGAGCATCTTGCAATGCAGACAAATCGGCACTATTCAATTTAAAAAGCGAATCAATGTCTTGTTGTATGTTGTCCATCATTCCACCCCCAACGCTTTTTTGCGCTCATCTTTGGCGGTGATGAGCTTTTTCTGTGAGATCGGGTCATTGCTGGTGGCCTTGATGCCCTCTTTGTAGACCTTGAACAATTCTTTTTCGTCTTGAGCGTTGTTGATGGCGGTGATGTGCTTGGAAAATGTCTCAACATCGACCAACGTCTGTTTGTTGGTGAGGTAGTTGCCATCGTCATCCTCTGGTGCGAGGCCAAAGGCCGCAAGAATCGAATAACGGCGGCAGTAGGTCAAACTTGCGCCCCAACCGTGAGCATCGTTCTTGAAGATGGGCATCTGTAATTCGCCAAGCGTCAAAATGTCGCCCGACTCATGTATCAACACTGTCCTGATGAAAATCTTGTCATCCATCGGGTCTGTGAACTGTGTCAGGGCAAAACCCTCGCTGTGTAGGGCGTCAATGACGGCGTCAATACACGATGACAGGTCGGCATACCGGGTCTTCAGATGGTTGTTGGCTGTCTTTTTCAGCGCGGGGCCGAACTTCTTTTGTGCGCGCACAAAGGCTGAAAACAGCATCGCGTCATCGCGCGTCTTGGGTTTAGATTCTTCAGTCATGGTTATGTTCTCCATTTTCAAGTTGTGTGTGTAATTCGGAAATTTCGGCGTCACGGCATTCGATCACGAACGTCAATTCCCGGATTTTCCCGATCAACACGCCTATAACAAAAGGCAACCGCATTGGATCGTCTTTTTCGTAGTGCTTTGCCATATCAAGGCAAGAGTCAACAATCACATCAGCTTTTGATTTCAATTTGCATACTCCGACAGTAAAAAAATCACACACACAAGTAACACAATGGCAAGCCACCGCATCACACTCTCCACACAAACAAATCCAACACAAGCACCGTCAAGGCGAATGCGTAAGTCAATCCAAGGGTGATTCTGTACATAGTGGTCTCCAAAGCCCCCCGGAGGGGGCGGTTGATGTTAGGCGAGCAGGAGGGTTTCGGCTTGAGTCTTGAGGCGGTTGCCGTCACCGAACCAAGCGTTGTTCATGCGGCTGTCCTCATTGTGACCACGCTCATGGTCGATGAACTGGGTCACGGCGTTGAGCAGGCCCCACTTTGTCCCGGAAACCCCCGGCAGATCGGCCCCTGCGCCGCGACCATCGAACAGCTCCAAGACCCTGCGGTATGCGCGAGACTCAGACAGCACCGGCTGTTTCACAGCCACGCCGGGCAGGGAAACAAGCTGTTCGGTGGGCGGGAACATCTGGTTGAGGAACCCTTTGACGAAATTGGTGTTGACGCCAGCACGGGCCAGCTTGCGGTAGTTGTCCATCATCCCGTCAAACCCGCCAACGACCACGCCCAGACGATCACGCATCAGGCTGGCATCGAAACGTGCACCGTGAGTGATCGACACTCGGGATGGGGCCGACTCACGGTCAGCGGCAGACAGCGTGTTGTTGCACACAACGCGAATGCTGGTGAACTGTCCGATGGTCGCGGTGGAGCCGTCAAAGCTGGTGGACAACAGCAGGTATCCGCGCACAGCATCGTCACCAAGGACGCAAGCCTGCTTGTTGACGTTAGCCAAGGCCCAGATGCGCTTGCCGCCGTTGATCGCGCCAGCAACCTCAAGGCTGAACCCGGCAGACTGAACAAGCGTGTTGAAGAAGTCAAGGATTTCGCCGGGCTGGTGAATGCGGTAGCGGTCAGTCACCACGCCCAAAGGCTTGTTGGTGTCGTTGCGATACACAACCTTGCGGCCCGTGACAGCAACCATTGAGTCGATTGCATCGTTGGGCTTGAACAAGACCGGGGCCACCTCGGCATCCCAATTCAGGCCAGCTTCTTTGCGCCAGACTTCAATGGGTGCGTCAGGGGTCAATTCTTGACCGAGGCCATGCCAAGGAACTTGCTTGACAAAAGCGATTTCGGCCTTGCCGGTGATTGCGTTGTTTTCGATTAAGTGAGCCATTTTGTTGCCTTTCAAAGTCCCGTGAGGGCGATTAAGTTATGACGTCCGGTTGGCACGTCCCACAACCTCCGGTAGGGGCTGTGAGCCGGGTCATCCAGCCACTGTCCAACGGTTGCGGTCAGCGTTCAGTTGGGCGGTGGTGGGCATCTGGAACAAGCTAACGTCCATCCAACCGGCAGACACTTCGCCGATCATGGTGTTGTAGGTCAGCTCATACAGGAACTTGTTTTGAGCGTGTTGAGGGCCGACAACATACACAGTGCTGTTGGGATGGCTGTTGACACTCACAAGGGTGCCGCGCTCATAGGAAGGGTATTTGCTCATGATTTGATCCTCAATTCCAGATTGCATAGGGTTCGCCGCCAGACATCGCAATGTCGTAGGGGGAAACAGTGGGAGTGGGCCTGCGACCGTTGTTCATCAGGTTAACTGCGTTGTCATAGAAGTCCTCACGCAGTGTGTAGAGGTCTTTGCCGCCGACCTCAATCAAAGACCAACCGGCCTTGGTCAAAAGAACTGAACGGGGGGTTTGGCTAAACTTTTTCATTTGTGTATTCCCTTCAGGCCAACACGTTGAAGTGGAAGTGGACGCCGTACTGCATGGCGTTGATGCCAATGAACACGGGGAAAAAGCGGCCATCATCTGTGGTCATCACGATGTAGCGCAACGGGCCAAGATTAGGATTCTCGATTTCTGTGGGGAATTTTTTGGACACAGCCTTGTGAGCGTTTTCAGCGGTGGCGTATGTCTTAACGGGGGTCAGTTGAACAAAGCGGGACATTTCGGTTTCCTTCAAAAAGACCGCGATCTAGCGGCATGAAAAGAATTCTGATGGAAATTAAGACGGCTTAAAAGAACTATTTTTATTCCCGATCGGGTCGAAGGGTTATTCTGGTCAAAGTCAATCGGTGTGCATTTTTTGAACTTGCGCAAGAACAGCAAAAATCGCATGCAGGCGCAATTTTTGGGGGTTGCCTGCAAAATCGGGTGTGCACCCCCTTGATCTCAGCTTTAAGACTGCTTAAAATTGATTCGTGTTAGGGAAAAAATCATGACAAAACAAGACGCAATCCAAAAAGCCGGGTCGCCGCAAGCCCTTGCCGACCTGCTGAAACTCAGCCGACCTGCGATCAGCCAGTGGGGTGAAACCATCCCGCAGGCCCGGATTTGGCAACTGATGGCTTTGCGCCCGGAGTGGTTTCGACCCGAACCGGCAAAAAACAGATAATTGAAGCCCGGCTAGATTGGAAGTCATGAGCCAGTCGAAAAGCAGATTGCACCCTGCCTGCCGGGATTTCATCGGTGCTTTTTCAAGGTGCAAAATGTTCCACTACCCTTTTCACGTTGGTGACTACATCGCCGACACTGCCCACCTCACACTTGAGGAGGACATTGCCTATCGGCGTTTGCTCGATCTGTACTACACCACCGAGCAACCCATCCCGGACGATTTCAAGCAAGTTGCCCGGCGTATCAGGATGCCCGACTACACCGCAATGGTCGGAGCCGTCTTAACCGAATTTTTCACATTGGACGCGCAGGGCAAATGCTGGCGCAAGACCCGGTGTGACGATGAGATTGCCAAATATCAAGGCTTCAGCGAGGCTGGAAAACGTGGGGCCGAAAAGCGTTGGCATAAGAATGGCATTGCCCCGGTCAATAGCCCCCCCAATGGGAACCAAGAACCGAGAACCGAGAACCAACTTATAGATGCTATCGCATCTCCGTCAGCAACTGCGTTGCCGCCCTGCCCGCACACGCGCATTTTGGAACTGTACAAAGAACACCTGCCACACCTCACTCAACCCCGATCATGGGAAGGCGCACGACAGACTCACTTGAAGAATCGTTGGATTCAGGCGTCAAAGCCTTCAGCCTATTCGCCCAAGGGCTACAAGACCGTTTTTGAAGGTTTGGATTGGTGGGCATCGTTTTTCGAATACATCGCCAAGGAAACCAAGCTGTCGCAGGGCTTTGAGTCAAACGGACGCTCATGGAGGCCAGACCTTGAGTGGATCGTGAACGCAAGCAATTTCGCCAAAATCATTGACGGGAAATACAACAAATGAGCATAGAAGCAATGAAACAGGCGTTGGCGTGGGCGTATAGCCACGGCGAGATTGTGTTTGTTGGCGGCGGAATGAAAGCCATTGATGGCATGAACGCATGGGCGAGAGCACTACGCCAAGCCATAGAGCGGGCTGAGAAGCAGGAGCCGGTGGCGTATATCAATGTTGAACAACGTAAACTTGAATGGGCTAAATATACGAAGTGGGACACGCCAACCGTAGTTAACTTACCAAAAATTCCCCTCTACACCACCCCACAACCACAGCGTGAATGGGTTGGGCTGACTCCTGACGAAGTGTTCAGCATTGCCGATCAGCACCCAGTGGAAGGTTTTGATCCAGACATCATGGCGTACACCCGCGCCATTGAAGCCAAACTTAAGGAGAAGAACACATGAGCTTTGCCAAACCAACGATCAACCGCATTGAAGATGATCACCACGCCGAATCACGGCTGATGTGCGTAGCTCACAACTGCCCAAATCATTGGTCTGTGTCTATCAGCAACTTGTGTTCAGCTCACGCATGGGCCGAGCCGCACAAGTGGCCCTCGATAACTGACGCCGAAATTACAAGGGTCGCAATGCGATCCAACCCGAAACCGCAAACAAAGGCCGAAACCTACACCGAGGCGCAAAAACGTGCCGCAGTGCAATCGTTGCGGTCGCTTGCAAGAACCCCTGACAATCCCAAAAAATGGGCGCATACGCTGAAACAGCGTGAACTTGAGGGGGAAAATTTGACCATCATTCAACGCAGATTCTGGCGCGAGGCATTGCATGAATTACTTTGATGCCCAAAAAATACTCAACGCCGTCCGGGATGGGGCCGAATACCCTTTGGCAACCATCAACCGGGCATTGGAAATGACAGGTGATCTGGATGAACGACACATGGATGCTGGAGTGCGAAGCGAGGGAATGGATCGCACGGTACAAAAAAAGGTCATTGGAATATGGTGTTCCCGAAGCCCGAGACTGGTGGAGCCAGACGATCCACGACATCGAGAAGCGCAGGGGAAAGCCTGCGGCAGATCAACTGCGAAAGGCGATGAATGAGGCGCGCCTCAAGAGTCGATGACAACCAAGCCGAAATCGTTGCGGCCTTGCGTAAGGTTGGGGCCAGCGTTCAGTCTCTTGCCTCGATTGGCAAAGGCTGTCCCGATCTGCTGGTGGGCTTCAATGGGCGCACTTATCTCATGGAAGTCAAAGACCCGACAAAACCAAAGTCTGACATTCAGCTTACACCGGATCAACGCGAATGGCACGGCAAATGGTGTGGATCAAGCATCGCAATCGTGTATGGCGTTGAGGCGGCATTCAAAATTATTGGAGTGTTGAAATGATTGATGAATATGACCTTGAGGAACTGAAAGCCCAAGACAGGGCCGAGCGTCAATATCAAGCGCGGCTGGCGCGCAATCCTGACTGCCGCGATCCGGATCATCCCGGCTGTGTTGACTGTATGGAGGAAGATGATGAGGGATGAAGCAAAACAAATCGCCTTGATGCTTGGATTCAACATCGAACATCAAGCAACCAATGTGATGCTCGATGCCTTTTATGGTCTTGCCCATGAAAACGGTCGCCAGCAGGGGATGAAACAAGAGCGCGCCTTGTGGAAGCTGTCTGAAATCGAACAACAAATCAACAAAGAGGACAATACATGAAGCCTGAAGAAGCCGCACAATTTATTCGCAACAACGCTGACGCCTATGGCGCGGCAAAAGGTCACAGGGTCTACCTTGAGGAATTTCGGAAGTCGAAAAAAGCCTTGTTGATGAAAGATGCGCTCATGCGAGGCATCGAGGCGGCTAACGCGCAAGAGCGTGAGGCATACGCTGACAAAGAGTATCGGGATTTGCTAAGGGGGCTAGAGGCCGCAATCAACCAAGAGGAAAGCCTCAAATGGAAAATCGAGGCCGCGCGCCTTGACATCGAAATTTGGCGCACCCGTCAAGCCACAGAGCGCACACTCATTCGCTCACATGAATAACAAACTCAACGCAAACGAAAGGGCGCACATTGCCCGAATCAAAATGATGAACTGCGGTGTATGCGGTACATCAGGGCCAAGTGACGCTCATCACATCATTCAACATCAACAGTATCTGTGCATACCTTTGTGTAAAGACTGTCACCAAGGCAGTCACAACGGCATACACGGTCGGAGAAGCATCTGGAACGTGTTGAAAAAAAACGAACTGGACGTCTTGAATGAAACAGTAAGGCGTCTTACAATGGGTTGCGTTAGTGACGGAAAATCGGATTAGCCCCGAATGGTTCATCAATGTATCGAGTGCAACAAGCCATGACACTGCTTTATGTGAGCCGTCACTAACAACCTCAAGGAACAATCATGGTCAAATTCAAAGCGAGCATTGAAGCCCAACAACCCGATCCGGTAATGGATTTGACTATGTGCTTGTTGAACAGCGTAACAGCTACGCATATTCAGCATTTCATCACTACCAGCTATTCACAACATGTTGCCCTACAAGAATTTTATGAATCTGTTGGCGATTTGGCAGATGAGTTTGTTGAATCATTCCAAGGCTTGTATGGCGTTTTGACTGATTTCCCTACCGCATATGAAACCCCTGTCACCGACCCCCTGCAATACATGGCTTATCTTCAAACAGAATTGAAGACATTGCGCCGTGCGCCGGAATTTCCGCAAGACAGCGAGTTGCAAAACAGTTTGGATGAAATAGCAACGCTCATTAACCGAACCAAATACAAATTGGAACGCCTCAAATAAACCAAAGGACAAGACATGACAAAACTGAAAATTGTTTACCGCAAGCTCAAAGATTTGATCCCGTATGCCCGTAATGCGCGCACACACAGCGACCTTCAGGTTGCCCAAATAGCATCGAGCATCAAGGAATTTGGCTTCACTCAGCCAATCCTGTTAGACGGCGAAAACGGGATCATCGCGGGTCACGGTCGCTATCAGGCCGCATTCAAATTGAGTTTGGATGAAGTGCCGACTATCGACCTGTCTCACTTGAGCGCATCACAGAAAAAAGCCTACATCATTGCTGACAACAAGTTGGCCTTGAACAGCGGTTGGGATGAGCAGATGCTTGAGTTGGAAATTCAAGACCTGCGTGAAGCAGGGTTCGACATCGACATCCTTGCTTTTGACCCGTCTGAACTGAAGTCGGTTGACATTGATTACTCAGTCCTTGATGACGAAAAAATTGATGACGAACTTGCTGACATGGCGCAAGGGGTTCGCAAGGCGATTCAGATCGAGTTTGAGCCTGACCACTATGAGGAAGCAACCGAACTGGTCAAATGGTGGCGTGAACAAGGCGGCTATGTAGGGATGATGCTTATCAATCACCTACGCAACGAAAAAGAAAAGCTGGCAGAGGAAGCGTGAAATGCTTTTATCTGGTGGGCTATCACGGTTGCGGCAAAACCACCCAAGCAAACCTGCTTGAAAAAGCATTCCCGCAATACAACTACATCGGCGGCAAGGCCGGTTTGGACGCTGTCCCGAGCGTAGCGGCCCTCGCCAAAGAAGTGAGGGAAAGCAAAGCCGACATGGTTATCCACGGCTGTATTTTCCAAACCGAGCCGACCATCATGCGGCTTTCCCGGATGACGCAACTGATTGTGATCGTGTTGCACTCAACCCCGAACAACGTCAAAGCCCGAACACTCAAGCGTGGGGCGGCTGATTACAACCCTCTTGCCTTTTCGTTGCGGGGGTTTTTAAGTTTTTCCCCCGTTTCCGGGATGAAGGCTCAACACGCGACCGTAGTCACCAAGCTCGTAGACGATCGTTTGATTGTTGGTGTAGTGCTCAATGTAACCCCTTTGCTCCCTTACTGTCTTGTGATGATGGCATTGCTTACACAGGCTTTGGAACACGTTGTGCTTGAATGCGGCCTTGCCCAGTTTGCTCCAAGGGAATAGGTGATCGACCTCTGAGGCCGCTGTCACGAACCCTCTTGTCAGGCAGGCTTGACACAAAGGTTGCCTGCTCAGTTGCGTTGCGCGTGTTGATCTCCAAAATGGGGTGCTGTAAGCCGCTTTGAAGGCTTTGGCTTCAGGCGTCAGTTTGCTGTGGTCATACACCGTTTCATATTTGTCCTTGCCGCCGTGATCCAAGCAAAAGCTGTTCATTCTGCTCTTGGGGTTCTCACAGCCAAGCATCGAACACTTGGTGTTGTAAGGTGCTGTTGGCATTCAATTCCAATATTGGTTGAATGCCTTGAGAGGGTAAAAAACAAGGCTGTTGCGATAGCCCCCCTTTTGGGTGGGCACTATGGGGGTTACTCCGTGTACGTTACGCCATGCGGGATAGACCAGCATCGAGTTGTCACAGCTATCAACCGTTGCACCGTAGTCCGGGACGGTGGTGTTGCCGCCTCTTGCGTTGTGCTTCTTGGCGATGATGACGTTGGCGCATCCCTCAAGGTTGGCCGCATCCCGGTGGAATGACGCGCTGATGTTGAAGTTGCTGATGCTGCTGGTGAACAATTCCCCAAATCGGTACTTGGGTGGGATTTTTTCTTCAATGATGGCTTTCTGCTTTTCGTAGATGTTGGGCGCAATGTCCCGGATGACCTTGGCGGATTCGTCTGCCGCCAGCACCATAGCCTTGATGAAGGTCTGTGCGGACGCGGACTGATGGACGCTGCTGATTGAGGGGTATGGCCGTTTCATGTGGGGTCTTGGGGGTACGCCTCCCAAGATGGTGCTGAACTGCTGGACGCGCTCGGTCAGCCCCTGTTCACCGCTTGTCCGGTTCATCGTGCTTTTGGGAACTCGGTCTGACAGGAACTCTGCGTTGGCAACCTCAATCAGTTTGCGCAGCTTCTCAGGGATTTCCTTGAGGTAGAACCCGATGGGCTCCCCGTTGACCGTGAACACCGTGTCCTCGGTGATGTTGGGTTGAATATCCCC